TTTCCCCATTAAAGTTTTCCCCATTAAAGTTTTCCCCATTAAAGTTTTCCCCATTCAAGTTTTCCCCATTCAAATTTTCCCCATTCAAATTTTCCTCAGCCAAATTTTCCCCGATTTCTCCAATAGTAGCACCTTTTTCATTCTGTAAAAGAGAATATTGACTATTATCAGTAACAGCTACTACTTGTGCAGATTCACCATAATCAGACTCAAAACCAGGTTGATCTAAATGCATACCATCTGCCCCTGTTGCCTTATTCAACTCATCACGTAACTTACTCAAAATAGGAAATTCACTTTTTTGATTTTTCGTCTTATTCTCTTGCCCAAGTCCCCACATAATTTTCCAAATATCAGAGACATCTGTTCCATTACCTACATCTATCTTGAACGGACAAGTGTAATCAGGAATATGATTCAAACTTATACAAGGATTACATTCTTCATTAATAAAAGAAAATCCAGTGACTTCTTTGGGAATATCAGCAGGAGACAAATCAGTTACTTTCTTATCCATAGTCGCATTTATACCATTATAACCTAAGTATTCTATTTTTTGCATAACAGATGAACCATCTGCAGCAGTTCCACAACGAACAATGTTGTTAATATTTTTAGGCATATTCTTAGGGTGTCCAATAACAGCACCGTGTGTCAGAAATAAACCTTCTTTTGAACCCCAGGCTATGACCTCCTTAATGGCATTTTCATTATAAATGGATTGTGCATCTGATAGAGCGATTCCAGGATCAATAGAAATATTTGCACTACCACCGACTGCATTCATATATAATTGTTTCACTTTTTTGGACCAAGGCCAATGACCAGTTTCAAATAATTGCCTAGCCTCATCTTCAGTTGCCTGTCTTTGAACAACAGTCAAATCATATTGTACATTTGGATTTCTAGAGGATTGAAATTCTTTAAAATCCGCAATAGTCTGATCGGACCAACCTCCTTGAAATCCTTCAAAACTTTCTTTATTATCACCAGAACCAGAACCAGAACCAGAACCAGAACCAGAACCAAAGTCAGGAACAGATATTTTTGAACTCAAATAAACAATCAATAATAACAATCCTAACCCAATACACAAGTTGTTATCAAGGAACCAAATTCCAGCCAAAACAACAAACAACAATAAATTTCCTAAAACACTATGAAAAGCAAAAACAAAAACAGATGGCTTCAAATATAATACAAATGCAAATGCAATAAAAACTGAGATAATACTAACAAACACAGCATTATTTTTTGGAAGATAAATATTAATTATACTCTTTCCGTTTCCATTTCCGTTTCCGTTTACAAGTTTGGTCATACTTATAATAACACAACAAAATCTACCTTTAGAAAATGTCGTAAGCAAATCTGAGATCCAAATTTAAATATGGTTTTTCTCAAATTTTCTAAAAGCAAAAAAAGGATATAAAAAAATTAAAATACTTATACAAGTTACCTAACAAATGTATGTATATTTACAACCATTTGGCGGATTCAATGATATTTTATGGTTAATAAATGATACTCTTGAATATTGCAAAAAATATAATAGAATACTTTTACTAAACACAGTCAACTCTATTTATAAAATCAATTTCTCAGATTATTTTGATTTCCAAGAAAATAATACCAAAAAACAAATCATTTATGATATCAAAGAAATAAGAAGAATTTGTTCAAACTACGAAAAATATCAATCCAAAAGTCCAATAATCTATCCAAATTTTTTCAATGATAAAGTGATGGATATTATAGATGGAAATATCCAATTTGAATGGTTAAAAAATAATGAATTTCATTATAAAGGCCATATTTTACACTTACCAAATTATCCAATATCTGAACAAATAATAGTATATTCCACTTTTGGATCAGGAGAAGGTTACCCAATCTTCAAAACTTTAAGATTGAAAGATCATCTTTTAAATTATTGCATCCAAAAACAGTCAATAATACCAAAAAATTATCTAGCTATACAAATAAGAAATACAGATTATAAATGTGATTATGCGGATTATTATGAAAAAAACAAGACAATCATTCATTCTTATAAAGCAATCTATTTGGCAACAGATGATAAAGAAGTATTGAAATTTTTTGTATCAAAGAGGCTCTACATTTATAATTTTACTACTTATCCAGAAAAAATGCAAAATAACTTACACGAATCAGATGTAAACAGTGATAAAAAAATCAAAGATTTGATATGTGATATATACATAATTACAAATGCAGACAATTTATTATCAAATTCAAAAGGAAGATTTATTAATTTAGTTAGAAGTTGTTATGAAGAGAAACCATCAACTTTTCAATCAACTTTTTAAAAAAGTTGAGCAAAACTTTTTATCAAGTTATCAAGTTTTCAAGTTTTCTTAAATATTAAAAGTTGAATTTAGATCAAAATCCCCCTTCCGCATATTGTTGCAAATCTCAACTTATAATTCAGATTCAGAATCTACCAAAATCACATAAATCGGTACCAATCCAGGAGCGCATATTTGAGTTAAACGATCATATTTCTTCATACAATACTGTGTGAGTGTATATATATCAAGATCATTATTGTAAATAGGATCATTCATAGTCAAGCAGTCAAATTCTCCGATTAATGGTCCCCTATATCCACTATTAATAATTCCAACGCTATTTGCCAAACGTAAACCTGTCCCAGATAAAGAAGAGTGAGGATACATATAAAATCCAGTATTTTGACAAACCCCACCATTTTCATAAAAAATCTTTGCACTACATTTTAGACCAAAATTGACCTTATTCACATTTCCAGGAATTGTTAAATTATCATCAGGTACAAATATGTCAAATCCAGCATCACAAAAATCATCAGATAAAATATTATTGTTATGTTTGGAAATAGCATTCTGATATCTTTCTAACAGTTTATTATCGTTTCTGGTAACAAAGACTTTCAATACCATTAAATGATGATGTTTTTGAAAAGCCGTAGACAATAAGGCATTTTGAAGAATATTTGATGAATTATTTTGCATTATATATTATTATATAATACAAATTCTTTTAAATGAAAACATAAAATTTATACAAGACCCAATAACACATCAATCTCATATGTATCTTGACCAGCCTTTTCCATTTCCTTCTTTTGTTTCAATAATTTTTTCTTTTCATCTCTGTTAAGTTCTTTTTGTTGTTTGGGTGCAACTTCAATCTTGTTACCGAGCGAATCAAATTTTTCCTCTTCGCCATCCAGTTTCAACTTACGAGAATTTTCCTTTTCTTGGCGCTTTCTTTCTTTTTCAAGTGCTTCAATTAAATTATCACCAAAAATAGTCATTTTACCATTTTCAAGCAACCACTTTTCACGTGTGATTGCATTATAAAAATCATCATTATGTGAAATAACGAGAACGCCACCCTTGAAACTCTTGATTGCATCTGATAATGCGTTTGTACTCTCTCTATCTAAGAAATTGGTTGGTTCATCAAAAATAATGACGTGAGGTAGATAAAAAGTCGCAGCTGCCAAATAACATCTCATCTTTTGTCCAGATGACAGAGCATTAATCTTTGTATGTTGTGCAATTTCAGGTTCTAGTCCAAAACTATTCATATGTTTTTGAATTTCACCTGTAGTCAACTTACGCTGTCCCATCATACTTTCCATTGCCAATTTCTCATCAAATTCCTTAACCATCTTTTCATAACCCATCTCAATCAATTCCGACTTAGTAAACCATTGAACCATTTCAGTTACTCCTTCCGATTTTGCCTCATATTCGTGCTCTCTCTTTCCACTACGTCTGGATCCTAGTTCTTTAATAACAAATGTCTTATTCAATTTGGCTTTTTGTTTAATTGCCTCCATTTCTTCATCTGTCAATAAAAGTGTGTTTTTATTGGCTTGTTCTCTATCTGATCCCAATCTGTATCTCCACATAACATATTCAATAGGTGTTAGAAGTTTATGTTGTTCAAGACAAGCAGAAATATTCTGGGGAATATAAGCCATTCTTAAGTTAGGATGGCGGTCTATTATTCCCAAATTTGGTTCCAATTCACCGACCAAAATTTTGACTAATGTTGATTTGCCTGCGCCATTTACACCTGCAATAATAATACGAGCAGCCTGACTTACCTGTAAAGTAATATCGGTTAATTGTGGTTTTGGTGCAGTTGCATATTGGAATGAGCATCCCTTCATACTGAGTACCGATTTTGTAAGAGATTTGACACCCTCTAGTGGTCCAGGATCAGGAATGCTAAAAGATAGCACATCTTGCGAGGTGGTCTGGAAATAAAATGCTGCTTCTGGTTTCTGCTTTACAAATTCCGTAACATTTCCTCTATATACTTTGAGTTTCAAATTTTCATAGTGTATCATATTTGTACAAACTTCGTCCATAAATTTAATATCGTGTGAAATAATCAAAAATGTGGTATTTTGTGTATTTTTTATATATTTTTTAAGCCAAATTATACTCAATGCATCAATATGATTGGTAGGTTCGTCCATAAGAATCAATGGATCTCCTGCTAATTTGGCTAAAATTAGATTTACGCGCTGCACATTTCCACCAGAAAGAGTAGAAAGAGGCGAATTCATCATATGTTCAGTGACATAAAGCTCAGCCAAATTAGCTGCTATTTCTTCACGAGTTATTCCCTTTGCTTTAATTTTTGGGTTAGAAGCAATATAATCCAATGTAATTAAATCATGCAACTCTTCTGGAATATGGTGTTCTATATAAGTAGCCTCAATATCAGGAAATCCTTGGAGAGTCTTATTGGACATTGCCCTTAAAAGTGTAGATTTACCAGCACCATTATGACCTAGAATTCCATAAGTGTGATTCAGTTTCAATTTCAGAGGTGTTTGATGTAGAAGAACACGTGTACCATACGCTAAGGAAAACATACAATCGCATAGATTCTCCTCGTTTTCTTCAGGATCATATTCATAAACAGTAATAGTATCAATTAATTTCTTGGAAATTTCATTCACTGCAAAACAACGTTCTTCTTTATCAACTATTATTTTCAATAAATATGGTTCAATACATCCAAAATAAACATCTGGTTCTCTAATTTCGTATTTCACTAAATTCAACACTAATTCAATGCTGTATTGCATTACAGAATCATCTACGGAAAATGTAGATGATGTTTTGGAAATTACATCACAATATAAAGACATACAAGACTCCTTTGTAACACTATCAATGAGCTTAGTATTAGATTGTTCATAGACCTTATTCAATGTATTCTTTGAACGAGTGCAAACATTTCGTACTTCCTCAATGGCAATTTCATTGATACCCTTATCCAAAATCCAAGTCAACTTATCATAAAAAATACGAGCATATACTGGATTCTTGATGAGTTTACACAAAGTATCCATTACTACTGCGGCTTTACGCTGACAAACGACCTTCTTCTCTCTCATTGCCCGAACAAGCATAGGGATCAATAAACTTAAAGTAGGAATATCAATGTCATTTACAAAAGGAGTAGATGCCAACTTTTCAAGAGAATATTCAGTCTTTGTTGAAGGATTCATATAACCTTCTATCATATCATTAATAATGGGTTTTATGTCTACGTTTTCAATAGTTGTACATACTACAGACCAACAATCTTTGGCAGCGTTCTTGACCTCCTTCTTGACATCTGATGATAATTGAATAAGTGCCTCTATAACTAAATATAAATTAGATGCAACTACTTGGGGGTGTACTTTTGCATATTGACAAATCATTTTTAACCCGAGAATCTTTGATGTAAATTTTACACCTGAAAATAAAGTGGAGATTTCTTGGAAAACACTCTCAAATGCATATGGGTTAATAATATTTACAAATTGATCACATAATTTCTCAACTTCCACTTGATGATTTTTATCTCCTCCCAGTTCTAATAATTTGGGAACTGCTTGAATACAAAGATATTCCTTTGAAATATCAAAATTATCCATAAAATTCTTAAACTGTTCAAGTCCTGTTGTCTCATCTTTTACATCTTTTGAAGATAATCCTTGTGCAAGTGACTCAGAAATCATTTTATAGAGTAAATAATCACATATATATTTAAGTAATTATTTCTAAAATATTAGTTAATAATAAAGTGGCTCTGCATTGATATAAATTTTTCTCAAATGGTTTTGGCTCTCAGCTTTTCTTATTACCTTTCCCAAATGGTTTTGGCTCCAGCTTTCCCAAATGGTTTTGGCTCTCAGCTTTCCCAAATGGTTTTGGCTCCACCTTTCCCAAAGGTGGAAAAGGTGGAAAAGGTGGATTTATTGATCGTTCAATCTAAATAAATTCAAAAACAAGTTGACAATATCCAAATAATAATCCATAGAAGCAGTAATAAAATCACCATAATAGTCTCGTTGTAGAATTTTATTGGTATCATAAATGATGTAAAGAGAGAACAAAATCACTCCAATAATAGACAACCCAATAATATGCTGACTCAAAGTTCCAGAAAACAGCATTACAATTTTAACAATGATCAAAAATAATAAGGCATATAACAAGAACAATGCAGTACGAAGTCCCAGACGAACTCCAGAAGCCAATAAAAACGCACCGACCAAGAACAATGCTCCAAAGATTGCCATCGTTTGCAAAACAGCTAAATGAATAATATCTTTTGTAGACCCTCCACTTGCGCCTCCACCACTCTTCTTCCCATCATTCTTTCCATCATTCTTTACATCATTCTTTACACCTTTGCCTTCATCATTTATTCTGGATAGATTCAACCCCAAAAGTCCAGAAAAGACGCAGAACAATATGAATTTCATAAAGGCAGGCATTGGAACCAAACTCATAATCATAAGGATACCAATACTAGCAAACAAAATGATCCAAGTATTGACATCAGGACCTTTGTAATTCATCATTAAATAATAAGTAATGCCTAGTTGTACAAGTAAGTTACTAAAAACAAGAAGCAGAAACTCCTTTTTCTCTACAATCAATTCATATATACTATTTGCAGATCCTGAACCAGAACTCTTTTTTGCTCCTCCCTTCCATAAAAAGTCAAGACCCTTTCCGCAACCACATTTTTTCTTACCCCCAAAAAGGGTTCTATATAAGCTTGACTTTGCATAGTTTGATCTTGATCCCGATGCTGATTCTAATCCCATTTTATATATTATTATGATAAAATATAAAACGCATAAATCATATAAATTAAATCAACTAATTTATAATTTAAATAATACATAAAATATAATTATATATTATGCCATTTGTTCAAGAACTTTTACAATATATGAATGATGTTTTTATAGAAACAGGAACGTATGAAGGTGATACAGTAAGTATAGTTGCAAATAATGAAAACTATAAACCTTCAAAAATTATTAGCTTGGAGTTATCGGAAGTTTTTTTCAATAACTGCAGAGAACGTTTCAAATACAAAAGAAATATAACAATTCACAAAGCAAATAGCAAATATGACTTATTAAATATAATAAGTCCAATTGATTCTCAAATTACATTTTGGTTAGATAGCCATTGGTCTGGTGTTCCAAATATTGGATGTGATCCTGAAACAATATGTCCAATATTATATGAATTGGAACAAATAAAACAACATCCAATAAAAACGCATACAATAATGGTAGATGATATTCGTCTAATGGATAACCATCATTTTCCTGTTAATCTAGATGAAATCCTAAAAAAGATCAAAGAAATAAATCCAAATTATATTATAAAATACTACGATGATTGGACATCACAAAATGATGTATTAGTAGCCTTTATTGAAAAATAATAATCCTAACCAGAAATTGTAAGTGGTGTATGTTCTCTAATATATTGATTCAACTTGTCCTTTGCATCAGGATCAACATTAGGTTCAGCCCAATACCATTCAGGAGGTGTCAAGAAGGTGACCTGTGGAATAGGAGGAGGAGGTGTTCTATCAGGATTGGAACCACCACTAGAGCCATTGTTGGCAGCAAATGGAAACGGCTTTTGTGGACCAACTGGGTTAGTACATTGACGCTGAATTTGCAATGTATACTGACTAGCAGTTTGAGGTTGACGCAATGTCTTAGTATAACCAACATTAGATGTCATTGTACTAAATGACTGATATTTTGCGGTTGTATTGCTACATCCTGTAGGACTACATTTAATACGGTGTCCGTCATAAATATAAGCCTTATTGGTATCATTGACACAAATATTGGATGCCGCTTTATTCTGAATATATAGCCATTGACTGGCATTATCTGACATAGTTCCAGTTGGATAAACAGGTTGTACCCAATTATTAGGATATTGACCATTGTTGATCCACATATATTTCTTCTCAATCATTCCGTCATTTGACAGAACAGATGGCTTAATATATTCATATTGGGATCCTTGATTAATTGCCTTCACAAGTGGGGAGTTAAAAACGACATTAAATGGGTATTTACCACAACAACCACCTGATCCCCAACAAGGGAATTGACCACGAAATGGTGTACCATTTTTTGAAAAAGCACTACTCTGACCAATATAACCTTTGCTTCTTCTGCCACCGTTAATAGAAAAACCAACAGCACCTGGGTTTTTCAAAGCTAGTGCAAGCATTTTCTTACCAGGACCTTGTGGAAGCCAAAAACCACCAGGAGGTTTTCCAGACCTATTTGTACCATAATTAATAATTCCTTTCTTTTTAAAAGTTTGAAGTGACATATTATGATATAAGATAAGAATAAAATACTTTCTGATCCGATCTGATCCGAACTAAACCAATAATAATAGTCTTTTTAATGGATCATTGACAATTAATCTTTTTAGAACCCAATATAATTTTGTGTCTTTCAGATTTTCGATTGACTTTTCATATATTATTTCTTTTTCTCTCTCTGTCCCTGTCCCTGTCCCTGTCCCTGTCCCTATCCCATTTATACAGTGAATGACCAACAAACCTAAACTATAATAAAAACATTTGTAACAAACTCTTGAAGGTATAGATTTCACTGCTAAAATTTCGGGAGCAATAAAACCTTTATTGTTTTGAAAAGGTGTCATAAAAATAATTTCACCCTTTTCATTAATCTTTTTAATATGTGAAGAGTTCATATAGGCAAACATCAATTCATTTTCTTTAGAAGATTCAATTATAATTACATCTTCTAATACTAATTTATAAAAACTAAAACCATTTCTCTCTAATAAATCTTGTTGTAAATGAAGATAATGAATCAAAATTAAACAGTCATTATAAGACAACGTTGATGAACTTGTTAACCTAGATACTTTGTAAGAAGGTGGGAATTTAATAGTATAATTATTTTGTTTTCTTTCTTTTTCACATTTAATAAATTGATTTAATGAGAGAAGCAATAAGTCAAAATATGTTTCTGATAATGATGCCATTATTATAAATTTATAAACATAGTCAAAAAAAAACACAAATTACTACTTATAAATATTATGAATAATTCAAATTTTATTGTATTTTTGTATTTCTTTCCCAGCTATTTCTTTCCCAGCTATTTCTTTCCCAGCTATTTCTTTCCCAATTATTTCTTTCCCAATTATTTCTTTCCCAATTATTTCTTTCCCAGCTGCTAGAAGAATCAATATGCGATTTTTGTTTATAATGTCTCTTATTCTTTGGACCCGATTTATTCAAGAAAACCTTCCAAAAGAAGAAACCATCATATATGATTTTAACATCTTTGCCTGATGTCACGCGATCAATGATGTATTTGCTCAAATCATTTGAAATCCAATCAATATGAATGAAAGCGCTATAAAATTTCTCTCCTTTATCAGAAGTCTTCCAGATCATATCAATCTTATAAACATTTCCAATTCCCAATTCAGAGAATCTTTCAGCAATAATATTTTTATCTGTTTCACCACTTAAACGTGGAATACATAAGCTAACAACCTCAGAACTATTGTGACTATGACAACTGCTCATATATTATAGTTCAAATAATGTGACTTACAAAACCAAAGATAAATCAGTTCAATTTTTTTGAAAATCAAACAAACTAACATAAAATTTTACACCTTTTCTCATTTAAAACGCCCATTTATTATAGTATATATTAGAATATAATATATTAGAATATAATATATATATTATTATAATGGGAAGATGCGAAACTGCTACAGCATCAATTGGAATTAAGATTTTAGTATCAGACCTTATATTACAAATAAACGAAAATAATGTTACTCTAATTAAAGAAATATTGTATTATGGATTTATTGAAGACGATAATGATTACTTTAATGAAATATACTCAAGAATTATTTGCGAAACTGAAAGAACTTTTGGTAATATTGAATTACAGAAAAATAGTTTAGATCTGAAAGACTACTTAATAAATGAGTTTACAAATAATGGTTCATATCATAAATCCCATGGTAACAGTATAGTAAAACCAACTTTAGATAAAGGATGTTTATTTGATAAATATTTATTAGTTCCTGTAAAAAGATTATTATCAATGGATAGGTGGGGTTATGATAGAGATGCAACAAATAGTATTTCTAGACCAATTGATTTTGATTTATCTATAAATACGGATAAATATAACGAAATTGAAAAAACTGAGATAGTCTTAATACTTGGTCAACATGCTGGTTGATTTACATTCATTGACCTTTTTATTAAAATGATGCGCGTTTTGAATGAGAAAAGGTGTAAAAAAATTGAAACAAACTACACCAAATAAGTTATTGTACATTTCCCAAACAAGTCTTATCTTTTAAAATGCTGTCACTTTTATCTAACGCTGCTTCTCAACTCAACAATAGCAGAAGTCAGAATATTATAGCTGAAAGAAAATGTGGATTCTGTAGATGTGTTGGACACACCATCAAACAATGTTCTCATCCAACTATAAATTCATTAGATGAGAAGATCCTAAATGTGGTAGCGATTACTAATATATTTCCTTTTCTGAAGGAATTATGCATTAGAAAAGAACTGGAGTTGCTCACAGTAAATGAGTTAAAGGTTCTATCATATAAATTTGAAGGATCTGACTCAAATAAAAAATACTTGAAGCACAAGGCAGGTTTAATCAAGCTATTGAGTTGTTATTACTACGAAATTTCAAAAAGAGCAAATACACAAAATTTGATGATATTACAGCCAGTTATTACAAAAATTTATATGGAGTTTCAATTTGACATCAGAACTCCAAACAGGGTGCCAGATTCCAGTGCTCTGAGAAGATGCGCCGATATAGCTTACGAAAATCTGCCAGAACAGCGATTGGAATATTTCAAAATGACAACTTGGATTTCCCAACAAATTGAAAATCATTATAGAGATTATACTGAGTTTTTAAAATCTCAGGAGTTCACACCACATCGCTTTGAAATCTTGACTTTGATTCAGGAACAACAAAACGAAGATTATACAAATTTTGAATGTCCAATTTGTCAAGAAGACATTGAATCCAAAAACAAGTGCGTAGAATTAGGTTGCAAACACAAGTACTGCACAAGTTGCATAGGAATGCAACTAAAAACTGCCTCAGAAGCTCGTGACTTCAGCCACCCGAATTGCGCTATGTGTCGTGCACCCATTGAAGACCTTTATTTCAATGACTATTTTGAAGGTGATGCTATTCACACTAAATATATGAAAAAGAATATGCAGTTGTTGAATTTAATTGATCTATAAAAATCTTAACCCCGAAAACAATATAAATTAAAAGCATTAAGAGAGAAATATTTTTATTTTTTGCTTTTACGGAAAAAATTATGTATTTTAATATGTATTATTAATAAATGACAATCATAAATGGAATTGAAATTGATGACATTGATTATAAAGTGAATGACATCAAGTATGCGATTGCAAACAATGAACCAGTTGAAGAAAAACTCAATGTAATTATTGCATTATCCAATCCTTGTCAATACGCACGAAGATATATTTTATGCAGAGAATTCATAAAAAGGTTTGAAGAAGAAGAGGAGAATGTGAATCTTTATGTAGTTGAACTCATTTATCCTGGGCAAAAATTCATTATTACAGATTCAAAAAATAAGAAACATCTACAACTCAAAACCCAAATACCAATTTGGCATAAAGAAAATATGATAAACTTGGGAGTTAAATATTTGCTCCCCAAAACTTGGAAAGCATTTGCGTGGATTGATGCAGATATTGAGTTTGAAAGTAGTACTTGGGCCACAGATACACTGAAGATCCTGAATGGGTGTAAAGATGTTGTACAGGTTTGGAGTCACGCAGTAGATATGGATTTTGATAAGTCAAATCTTTCTATTTTTAATGGTTTTGGTTATAGTTTTTCAAAGCAAAAAGCATATACAAATAATAGCAAGAATTATTGGCACCCGGGATTTGCGTGGGCGATTACAAGAAAAGCATATGAAAAGGTGGGTGGACTTTATGATAAAGGAGTATTAGGATCAGGTGATAATATGATGGCACTAACTTTAATTAATAAAGTTGAACTTACAATGAATATGGATTATCACGAAGATTATAAAAATAGTATTTTAGAGTATCAAGAAAAATCCAAAAAACTCCGATTGGGTTATACTCCGGGTGTAATCAGACATTATTATCATGGAACAAAGGCAAACAGAAATTACACAAATAGGTGGGGTATTTTAATAAAACATAATTATTCTCCATACCAACATTTGAGTTACGACAAACAAGGTATTTTGATTCCAACATCCAACTTTTCAGAAGAATTTAAAGAAGATATTTATAACTACTTCAAAGAACGAAAGGAAGATGATCAATATGAAAAATTTATAAGTTAGAAATTAGAAACAAAAATTTTAACCTATTGAGATTCATATTATTGGTTATTATGTAAATATTCTTATACTACAATATTTTTCACTTTTGTAATCAAAGTAGTAAGTAGTCCACTTTGTTTCTTTTTATTTTTATTATTATATACAATTGAATTTTTGTTATAAAATTTGGTTCCAGTTATTTCTTCATTATTATTCAAAATGTCCATACTTTTAAATGGATCCATCAATGTAGATATAAATGGATTCAACTCTAGTGGATTTTGAAGTTGTTTATAACATAATATATTGTTCCAAAATTTGCGAGTTTTGAGAATTTCTGCGTTTTCAATTTCCTTATGAAACATTTGATCAATAATTGAAAAGGCTGATTTAAGTAATAATATTTCTTTCACCATATTTTTCTTCAAGTTAAATAGATCTACCAAATGTGGTTTTAATTCAGTTGAAAGAGATTTTTCACTAGCTTTTGAGAGAGCGTTAATATATCTTATTTCATTTTTAACATTTTTCAAATCAGTAATCATCTTCTTGCGATGATCATCAATTTTCTTAATAACTGAAAAAATATTTGTATTATAAATGACAGGATATCTTCTACGAATAGCTGATGGTATAAGAAACTGATTTGTCTCTTTAATTTCAGCAATTTTCTTTTCAACATCACACAACTTTTGAAACATTTCTTGTTCTAAATCCTTTTGGGTAAGAATAAAATCCATCTTATTTTGATTCACATTAGATTTCTTATCAATATTGAAGTCTCTGAACAATAAAACCGACCCAGATGTAAAAACTACAGAAGATTGCAGTTTATCGTATTGATGGGCCGATATTTTATGTGCCTCAGATGCCGCATCTAATTTGAAATAATTCACAAGTGCCAGTAAAAATGCGATGAATGCGTTTACAGACGATAAAAGCATAGAACCCCAATCATACATTTGAACAATAGACGCCAATACTGTTGCTGCAGTAGAAAGCAAAATAGCAGGCATCATCAAGAAGTTCAATTTATGTTCACAATATTGTTTAGATTCCATATATATGATTTTTTGTCCCTTCAAATAACTAGCCAAAATATCAAGAGATGATGAATATTTATGATTTACACTACTATAATATTTGTCAATGCTTGCCTCAACTTGCTTATAGTTGAGCTTTTTATAATGAATACCTAACCTATTACCTGTAGTATATTGATAACTTTTCTCATTGTTATTGGCATTAATATTAGAATTAATATTGGCATTATTGTTGTTATTATAAACTAACCGAGGATTTTCTTCATTTTCAGAATCATAACTATCACTCAAATCGCTTGCACTTTCTGAAAAATAGTTGTCGTTCCCAATATTTAGTATGTTTGATAAAGAACTATTAGAAAGTTTTCTCTCGTTGTTTTTTTCTTGATCTTTATCTTTATTCAAATTTTTGTAAAGTTTTAAATGGTTAAATGAATTCTTTAATATTTCAAATTCTATATCAATTTCTTCAGAACTGATTTCTTGTAATTGTATTCCATTCCCTTCTTCTATATTCAATAAAATATTATCCTGATCCATAATATTGAACCATATAAAAAGTTAATAATAAAATATAAATAATAATATTATTATATTTTATGTCAAAATCTACAAGAAAACGCAGTCCTTGGACTGGATGGAAGAGAGAAAAACCTGGATATCACCAAAAAACAGAAATGATGAAAAAATGCGGAAAAAAATGTTTCCTTGGATCTAATAAGAAATTCCCTATTTGCAAGAAAAATACTTGCAAAATTAGCAGAAAAGGACTATATGCTGCTTATGTCAGGGCTAGACAATATAAACACCATAAGATTTCCAAGAAGGCCAAAAACCTATTGAAAATGATGTAAAAATTCAATAAACGATTATAAATTATAATATAAAATCAATATTATAATATATTATATAATATCAAAACCATAATATGGCAGAAGAATGGGGACATTTCATAAACATTGAAAACAATAAAGCAATAACTCCTCCAATGCAATCTTTAATCAACTATAGAGATGAAGATGATGAATACAATTTTAATAAATATAGTTATGAAAATAATAGGTTTGAATATGATTATATTTTGAAGAAAAACAAAAATATAGACATAGAAACAGAAACAGAAACAGAAACAGAAACAGAAACAGAAACAAAGATAAAAAATAATAGATTTAATAAAAATAATAGATTATTATTCTTTGCATATATTTTGTTCAGTATTTGTAGTTTTAGTAGATGTGTTGTAAATTCTTGTAAATCACTAGCATCCTTTGTTTCATTTACATCAAATAATGCGAATTCTTAATACATAATAAAAAATTGAATAAAATCCGATTTTATTTATAAAAGACACAATATTATAACTGAAAATGTATCTATGTCAAATGCTCATAAACTGTCTTTTGAATATTCAATGCTCGTCTATTCATTCTTGTTGTTTTGGTCAAAACCAATATCAAGAAAACTCAAATCTAATCCAGTCTCAATCCCAGTCTCAATCCCAGTCTCAGTCCCATTCTCAATCCCAGTGCCAATATTTACCACCTATTATGTGGAATGAAACGACACCATTTATTCCTCCAATTTATCAAGGTCAAGTAATTAAGGTCTACGATGGAGACACAATTACAATTGCAGCAAAGTTGCCTTATCCAGAATCTCCATTATATCGGTTTCAAGTGCGACTTCTAGGGATTGATAGTCCAGAAATTAAAGGAAAAACACAAGAAGAGAAAGATGCAGCACATATTTCACAAACACAACTGGAAACCCTAATTTTACAAAAAATGGTTTATTTAAAAGACATTGCACAAGAAAAATACGGTCGTATCTTAGCAAATGTTTATGTAGATGATCCAACTCCAGAAAATCCAAAAAACCAAATACATTTAAATGAATGGATGTTGGACAAAGGTTATGCAGTACCTTATGATGGAAAAACCAAAACCCCTTTTACACCTATGAAGTTTGGCTCCACCTTTCCTAAAGGTGAACAATAAAGTTTGGCTCCACATTTCCTAAAGGTGGACTTCAATAAAGTTTGACTCCACCTTTCCTAAAGGTGAACAATAAAGTTTG